AAAAGGGTTTAGAGATCCTTTCTCAGTGGGAGTTCTCCACCGAAGCACCCAAAAAGAACCAATCGTTATCCCCGTTGGTGGAAAGAGTACCCCTACCTGCTGAAAAGCGGGTAAGGGGAAAAGTCCTACAGGCGGTAGCATGATTTATGGATCATAAATGGCAACCTTATCGAGCTACATTACACAAGTTCGTAGATTGCTCCATGATGCTAATGCAAACTTTTACACTGACGATCAGTTAACTGCTTACATTAACGAAGCACGGGAGCGAACAGTACGAGATACAGGCGCTTTGCGTGAAGTTATTGTTACGCAAACACCTTGTCAAGTTGCGACTTCAGCAGTCGTAAACGGTGCAACACCAGCATACCCAACACAGTGGATGGCTAACACAGCGGTAAGTGCTAACACATTTGTGTTTAGCAATATTTATATTTATCAATATGTTACAGGTGGTACTTCAGGATCAACAGCTCCTCCGTATCCACAGGCAACACAAAACAATTACAACAACTATCCTCCCAGCACACCTTTTGCAGACGGCAGCGCCACTTTGCAATATGTTGGTAATGCGGAGAATATTTCGTATGCAGCTTTAACAAACTTGGTAGGTTCAAGCCCTTTATCACCAAGCTCTGGCAATACGATCCTCGATATTATTAATATCAATTTGTACTGGGGTAATACCCGTGTACCACTAGATTATTTCCCTTGGTCTGACTTTAATGCCCGTTTACGCTTTTGGCAAAACTACATTGGCAGACCATTGTGCTTCAGTATTTACGGTCAAGGACAAATTTACATAGGTCCAGTACCCGATCAAGTCTATCAATTAGAGATTGATTGCGTGGTTCTGCCTAATCCTTTGACATTAACAAACTCAAGCGCTACTGACACGATCACCGATCCTTACTTCACTCCAGTGCAGTTTTATGCTGCCTACCTTGCTAAATACTATGAGCAAAGTTTTGGTGAAGCAGAGATCTACAAGCAGGAATACAACAAACACGCTCAATCAGTTCTCAATACGGTATTTACCCGTAGAGTGCCTAGCGTTTACTCAAGTCCATACTAAGACATGGCAGCAGCGGAACAGAAAAAATCGTACCAGGTTGTTAAGCAATTTAAAGGGCTTAACACCAAGGCTAACCGTACTGCTATTGAAGAAGATGAGTTTTCTTGGGTTGAGAATGTTCAGCCAGTAGGTTTTGCTAACTTAAAGGTCATTCCTAACAGCTCTCAGGTCTATACCAGCGGTAATGCTGCCGTATCGTTTAGCAATACGGTGACTTACCTTACCTCTGTAAACATTGGATTATCTGACTATGTAGTCGGTTTTTGTGCCGATGGATCTGCTCAGTATTACCGTATTCAAGACCAAACCTTTGGTAATGTGGCTTCTGCTGGCACATTTAGTGGTGCAGCCGTTCAAACTACCCAGTGGTACAACGACAGGATGCTCATTCTTGATCCTACCAAGGGTTTGTACTCTTGGGATGGCAATACGGTTGTCAGCATTGGATCAGTCGGTATTATTGGCATCATTAATCCAGGATCAGGCTACACCACAGCTCCTACTGTCATCCTTTCAGGACCAGATCAGGCTGGTGGCGTTCAAGCTAACGCTACTGCTGCCCTTGTTAGCGGTGGAAGCACTGTAGGTTCTGTAGCAGTCGTTAACGGTGGTTCTGGATACACCAACGGTGCAAACCTTACCGTCAGCTTTACTGGTGGCGGTGGATCAGGCGCTCAAGCCGTTGCTGGAATCCTTACCTTTGCTACTGGCACTGTCAGCATCAATGTGATTGACGGTGGTGGTGGCTATACAGGCAGACCTACTGTAACCATCTCTGGTGGTGGAGGTACAGGCGCTAACGGTACTGCGATTATTACTGGTAATACGGTTACAGAGGTTATTATGACTAACCCTGGCACTGGATACACCAATACAGCTAACTTGGTTGTTAGCATTTCTGGCGGTGGAGCGACTACACAAGCAGTATTGCAAGGGTTTGTTAACAGCAATGTGAATGTGGGCGTAGCGAGCTTCTCAGGGCGTGTTTGGGTGGCAACGGGTAGAACTGTCGCTTACTCTGCTGCGGGCGAATACAGCGACTTTACGAGCGTTTCAGCGGGATCTGTAACCCTTACCGACAGTACGCTGCATGGAACGATCCAGCAAATACTTTCTGCTAACAACTTTTTGTACATTTTTGGCGATGATTCCATCAATGTGTTCTCAGATGTGGTGGTTAATTCATCAGGGATAACCCTATTTACCAACACCAATGTGAGCGCATCCGTTGGTTCTAAACGACCTAATGCTATTTTCCCGTACTTTCGTTCTATTTTGTTTATGAACGATTACGGTATGTACGCCTTGGTTGGTTCTACCACCTCTAAACTTTCTGATGCACTAGATGGAATTTTCCCTAATATTGACTTTTCATCCCCTGTTTATGCAGGTCAAGTCCTTATTAATAACATTTTGTGCGCTGCTTTTAACTTTAGATACTTTGATGCTACCTTTACAAACAGTTATCGGTACATTCAAGCAGTGTTTTTTGAGAAAAAATGGTTTATTACCAGCCAGGGTAACGACTTGGCATACATTACTTATGTACCAATTAACGGTAAGTTAACGCTATTTGGCACAAGAAGTAACGCTTTATATCAACTTTATGCCAGCGCTAATACCTCTATTAGCTCTATTGTGCAGACTGCGCTCATGCCTATGGGTGATCCAATCCGCACAAAACAAGCATTAAAAGTCGCTATTGAAGCAACAAACTTTACCAACGCAATTAGTCTTTCAGCTACGGTTGACAGCGAACAGCAATCCGAACCTGTAAATACCTTGTCTAGCTTGATTTCTTGGACAAACATTTACTTGGCTACCATACCTTGGACTAATAGTTCTGGAGCAACAATTGGATGGGATGCTGCTGGCTATCAATTATTCAAATCCGATGCTTCTAACTATGGAAAATATCTCGGAATGACTGTAACATCTAATAGCGCTGGATTTATCTACAACGGTTTTGAATTTGAACATGAATTGAGAGTGAGGTTCTAATATGGGCGTTCCAAATACATTTGCTAATGCAACGACTTCGATACCTCTAATCCAGCTTGACCAGAACTTTGCTACTAACGCTACTCTTGGTAACGCAGCCGTAGGATTAGGGAATACCACTACTACTGTTGGTAACTTAACACTAACCAATGTCAGCATTGAAGGAATCCAAGAATTAGCCAATGTCAGCGCTACTTCTGCTAACGCAACAATTAATATTGATATTCTTTCTAATGTGGTCGTTTATACGACTTCAAATGCTGCTGCAAACTGGACAGTAAACTTTAGAGGAAACTCTGGTACTACATTTAATAACACTGTAGCTACTGGATCTTCTGTAAGCGCAACTCTTTTGGCTACTCAAGGTTCTACTGCTTATTACAATAGCTTGGTTCAGGTTGATGGCAACACTGTAACTCCTAAGTGGCAGGGTGGTACTGCTCCCACTTCTGGTAATGCCAGCGGTATTGATGCGTATAACTATGTCGTTATTAAGACTGCTGCCAATACTTATACTGTTCTTGCTTCACAAACTAAATTCGCATAAGGATTTATAGATGCCACGCCTGTCTAAAATTGGAGCAGCAGCTTTAGCAGCCTTTGGTTATACGGCTGGTGGTGCTGGAGCTGTTTCTGCTTCTTACCTTGTTGTTGCTGGAGGTGGTTCTGGAGGTCAGGCTTCAAATTACACCAGCGGAACAGTTGGCGGTGGCGGTGCGGGTGGTTATCAAACAGGCACTACATCTTTAGTTTTAACTCAGTCATATACCGTAACCGTTGGAGCTGGCGGTGCAGCCGTAACTGGAACTGGATCAACAAATTCTGTTGGTAATAGCGGTTCTAATTCTCAATTTGGCAGTTTAACCGCATCAGTCGGTGGTGGTTATGGTGGTTTGCAATCAGCAGCGGGTGCTGGTGGTTCAGGCGGTGGCGCTGGATATAACGGAACATTAGGTTCTGGTACGGCTGGTCAAGGTAATAATGGCGGTTCGTTTACAGGAACTCCAGGTCCAGGAAATTATGCTTGCGCTGGTGGTGGTGGTGCTAGTGCCGTTGGTGGTTCAAATTCAGGAAATACTGGCGGTAACGGAGGTGCTGGTTCATCATCTTCTATTAGCGGTTCTAGCGTAACTTACGCTGGAGGTGGTGGAGCTGGCGGTGCATTAACAGCAAGCGCTGGATCAGGAGGATCAGGTGGCGGTGGCGCTGGTGGCGCATATCAAGCAAACGGAACAAGCGGTACTGCCAATACTGGCGGTGGTGGCGGGGGTTCTGGTGCTGGAAACGGAACAAATACAGTAAGTTCAGGCGCTGGCGGTTCTGGCATTGTCATCATCTCTTATGCTGGCGCACAACAATTTGGTGGCGGTACTGTCACATCTGTTGGCGGTAACACTATTCACACATTTACTTCGTCTGGCACATTAAGTCCTTTAAGCACATTAACCGTTTCTTATTTGATAGTAGGTGGTGGAGCTTCTGGCGCAAATGTAAACTTAAATAATAGCGCTTGCGGAGGTGGTGGTGGCGCTGGTGGTTTATTAACTAGCTCTACAACTCTTGATACAAATTCAACTTATACCATTGTTGTAGGTGCTGGTGGTGCTGCATCTGGAACTACAGTACCAGGCAATAGCGGTTCTAATTCAACTGCCATTTTCTTAACTGCTTACGGTGGCGGTGGCGGTGGTAATAACAACTATTCAGTTCCTCCAAACGGAGTGGCTGGTGGATCAGGCGGTGGCGCTGGAGGAAATAATGGTCCTGCTGGAACGGGTGGCGCTGCATCTCCAAGCGGTCAAGGAAATGCTGGTGGAAACGGTTTAGGTGTAAGTCCATATACTTCTGGAGGTGGCGGTGGAGCTGGTGCTGCTGGTACTGCTGCTGGAGGTTCTAGCGGATCTGGAGGAGTTGGTTTAAGTTCTTCAATATCAGGATCAGCAACTTATTACGCTGGTGGTGGTGGCGGTGGTGGAGCTGTATCTTCAACTAGCGGAGCATCAGGAGGTAATGGAGGTGGCGGTGCTGGTGGGAATTATCAAGCTGCTGGAACAAGTGGAACTGCTAACACAGGAGGTGGTGGCGGTGCTTCTGGTGCGGGTGGTCAACCTAGCGGTGCTGGCGGTAGCGGTGTTGTAATCATTAGCTACGCTGGTAGCCAAAAATTTGCTGGTGGAACAGTTACATCATCTGGTGGCAACACAGTTCATACTTTTACAAGTAGTGGAAGTTTAGACGGAAGAATTAGCGCTTCTTATTTAGTCGTTGCTGGCGGTGGCGGTGCGGGTGATTCTCATGGTGGCGGTGGTGGTGCTGGTGGATACTTAACTGGTATAACAACTTTAACTTCTGGAGTTTCATACACAATTACTATTGGTGCTGGTGGAACTGGCGCAAATGGTTCAAACTCAACAATAACAGGCACAGGAATTTCTACTGTAACTTCAGTTGGTGGAGGTCTTGGCGCTACTTATTCTGCCGTTAATGGTTCTAATGGTGGTTCTGGAGGTGGTGGCGCTGGAACAAACTCACCAAGCTCTGGTGGTTCTGGAACTTCTGGTCAAGGTAATGCTGGAGGTGGTGGTGGTTTATCCGCTTCATCTTATCGTGAAGGTGGAGGTGGTGGTGGCGCTGGCGCTGGTGGAGATGCTGCTTACTTACCTGGAAATTCTGCTGGTAACGGTGGTGTAGGTTTAGCTTCTTCAATCACAGGATCTAGCGTTTATTACGCTGGCGGTGGTGGTGGTGGTTCAAACAACTCCTCTCCTGGAGCTGGAGGAAATGGCGGTGGTGGCGCTGGTGGAGCAGGAAGTCCAAATGCTAATGGCGTATCAGGCACAGCCAATACTGGTGGCGGTGGTGGTGGAGGTGGCGGTAACGCTACGGGTGGTTCTGGTGGTAGTGGAGTTGTAATCCTGTCAATTTTGACTGGAAAATATACTGGAATTACTACTGGTTCACCTACTGTAACTACATCTGGTAACAATACCATTCTTAAATATACTTCATCTGGAACTTATACGGCTTAAAGGAAATTGATATGTCACATTTTGCAAAAGTAGAAAACGGAATTGTTAAAGAAGTCATTGTTGCAGAACAAGACTTTATCAATACTGGTGTTGTTGGAGATCCTTCTTTATGGGTTCAAACTTCATACAACACTAGAGGTGGTGTTCACTATGGAGCAGACGGACAGCCTGACGGTGGTGCAGCCCTACGCATGAACTATGCTGGAATTGGTTATACCTATGACGGTACTGGCTTTGCTGCTCCACAACCCTATCCATCTTGGACATTAAATCAAACCACTTATTTGTGGGAATCTCCAGTACCTTATCCAACAGACGGTAAATTGTACACATGGAATGAAGATACTAAATCTTGGGTAGAGGTGACAAATGGGAATTAATGCCTTTACCAAAACTGGCAATACGGTTACTTTTACAGCAGCCGTAACTGCTCCAACCCCTGTTCAATGTAGTTCCTCAACTTTGGGTGGTAACCAGTACAGAATTATTAATTCTGGCACTACCACCGTCTTTTTGGGTTATGGAACTGACGCTGCCAACGCAACTACTAACTCAGCTACGGTAACCAGTAGCGGAGGTGCTTTCCCGTTGTTGCCAGGCACAGACGAAATTCTTACTTTTGTACCTAATGCCTACTTTACTGGCACTAGCTCAGCTACAGCAGTTATTTATATTACCCCTGGCGATGGAGTGTAAAACATGGTTCTCAAGGTCGTATCAAGCGGAACGGGTGGCGGTGGTGGAGGTAACGGTACTGTTACGCAAGTTCAAGGTAACGGTACTGTCAATGGCATCACGCTTACTGGTAATGTCACGACCTCTGGAAACCTTACTCTTGGCGGTACTCTAGGCAGTATTGCAAACAATCAATTAGTCAATAGCAATGTCACTATTAACGGATCAGCCGTTAATTTAGGACAAACTGTAACAATTACCGCTGCACCATCAGGTACTGCGGGTGGCGATCTTACTGGCACATACCCCAATCCAACGCTAAATACTAGCGGTGTAACGGCTGGAATTTACGGCAACACATCAACTGTTTCACAAGTCGTATTTGACGCTAAAGGTCGTGCTACATCAGCAGCTAATGTGACCATCTCTATTCCAAGCGGTCAAGTAACTGGCTTGGGTACGATGGCTACCCAAAACGCCAACGCAGTAGCAATTACTGGTGGAACAATTAATGCTCAATCTACCAATCACACAGCTACTACTGCTGGTAATGCTACTTATGCGACCTCCAGTTTGCTGTTAGTACCTGCTGGATTCTTTCAATTTGATCTTAACGGTACAGTAGTTAAAGTGCCTTACTATGCTGTCTAACATGGAAACTATTGATAATACGCAAGCTAGGTTAAACACCCATGAAGCGGTGTGCGAACTGCGTTATGAGAGTATTTGTGCAAGATTAAAGCGTTTAGAGCAGATTTTAATTTGCTCCGCTGGTTTTATTGTGGCTTCTTTAGTAGCAATTGCCTTTAGGCTTAAATAACATGGATATGAACACTCTCTCTATTGTGAAGTTTGGGGATGTTGATTCCCTGGGAGAGTTTTTGTTTGAAAACGGGCTGCAACACAAGTTATTTCAGCAAACATTCCAAAGACAGGGTATTTCAGTGCCTATTTTCCCTATTACAGACGCTAATACGGACAATTTGGATGACTGGTTACAAGCCCATCAGGTCGAACATCAAGCCTTTGCAAAGCTCTTAGGACTAAATAATCCGTTCAATATGCTCGATGTGGACTTCAATAATGAGAACGATTTTTACGATTGGATCTCTACTCATTTGTACATTCACGAACAGATTGCTGCTGCCCTCAACCTACAATAATCTATCATGGAAAATCTTTCCCCACCCCCAAAAAAAATGGAAAATCCAACAACTCAGCCTATCAATGCTGATGTGATTAACCTATTGAAAAATAAGGGAAAAAAGGAAGAATTGCCAGCAATTTCACAAGCAAAACAAAAGGTGTCTGAACTAATTAAAAGCAAAAATATTGATCCTAAAAGCATCATTCAAATAGGATCAATGGCTTTTCAAGCAATAAATGACAAGGCTTTATATCCAATTGTTGTTCAAAATGCTATTAAAAATAAAATTATTGAACCTAGTGAAGCAACAAAAGGTGTTGATTACAAACTTCTTGGCGGTTTAATTACTGCTGGAAAACTGGCTGAACAAATTTCTAAGGGCGGTGCTTAATGTTTTTTGCTCCACAAACCCCTGTAACACCAGATTATGTAACTAATCCTCAGAATTACGCTACAGATGCTTCTGGCGCTTTAGTTTTAGATAGATTTGGTCAACCAAAGTATAAATTAGATACTGGTAGTGGTGGCATGAGTTTGATGCAAACTTTAGCTATAGTGACTGCAATCGTAGCTCCAGAAGCTGTGCCAGCATTGGCTACCGAGTTAGGGGTTTCAACTGCTGCTGCCAGCGCTATTTATGGTGGAACAACAAACGCTATATCTACAGCTTTAAACGGTGGAAATTTAGAACAAATTGCACAAGCTGGTGGATCTGGAGCTGCTGGTTCTATTGTGGGATCTGAAGTGGGCAGCGATATAGGAGAAGCTACAGGAAGTACGACTGCTGGAGCTACGGCAGGTGGTGCTACAAAAGGATTTACTCAAGCTGAGCTATCTGGAAAAAACCTTAATCAAGCTACGCAAGCTGCTGAATTAGGTGGTGCTACAGCGGGTATTACTGACATATTAGCTGGTGGTGATAGCCCAAGTACAAAAGCATTAACTGGAACTGCTGTTGGTACAGCGTTAAATTTATCTAATATTTTTGGAACTCAGCCAACTAAGTCATCATCTCAAGTGGGTGCTGGCAAAACTTACGGTGGTGGAGCTACTGGATCTGGTGGTGGTAGCACCTATGCTGGCGCACCTGGCACAGTAACAACTACAGGACAAGCTACAGGTTCAGCATCCCCAACAAGCACTGCATTATTAGGTCAAGCATTAAGCGTAGGAGATCCTAGCGCACCTATTCAGACTTCAGAGGGCGGTAAAACTGGACCAAATGTATGGAATCAAGCATCATTACGAACAATGGATAGCACAGGTGGAGCTACAGGAGGAGGAGCATGAGTAAGGTATTAAAAGAAACTCTTAAAATGGATTTGCCAGCATTGGCAGAAATGTTACGGTCTAAAGGTCGTGGCAAAGATTCCGTTTTAGCTCACATTACTCCTAGAGAAGCTGCATTACTCAAGCGCAGAGGTGGTGCTGGAACAATTAACCCTGATACTGGCTTGCCTGAGTTTGATGATAATTTTGATGTATCACAATATTTTGGCGGTGATACTGGAAGTTCATTTACTCCAGCAACTCAAGACACTTCTTTCCAAGTGCCAACCGATACAAGCCAATATACGCCAGTTACCCCCACATCAACTCCAGAGCAAGCTCAAGCTGCTACACAAGCAGATTTTGCTGGTTCTCCAACTCCAACACCTGCTACTGCACCAGATGTTGCACCCCCACCTGCTGCTGCTCCTGCATCTACTGGGTACGGTCTTGGTACTGGTGCTGGATATAACTTAACAACTGGCGCTCCGTATCAAAACTTGTTGGGTGCTGGCGCTCAAACTCCATTGCAAACTCCCGCTGGATTAGTGGGAGCTACACCTGATATTACTGGCGCTACAGGTGCATTAACTCCAGAACAACAAGCTGCATACGGTGCTGGAGCAACAACCCAAGATACAAGCAAGACTGATAAAAGCAAATCAGATCTTTCTGATTATGCAAAATTGGCTGCTGCTTTAGGTTTAAGCACTGCTCAATTAACAAACTTAGCAGCTAGAGGTGCTATTGGCACTGGTTTAGTAGCTCAAAATGCTGCTCAATCACAAAAGGCTGCACAACAAGTTCAGGCTGCTACACAGCAACAACAAGACATTGCAACCCCTTACCAACAACAAGGTCAGCAATTAATTAAACAAGCTCAAGCAGGTCAATTAACTCCTGCAAGTCAACAAGCCTATGCTGCTGCTAAAGCGCAGTTAAATCAATCTATTGCTAATCGTGGTGGCGTAGGAGCTATGCAAGCTGCTAATCAGGAAGCTGCAATCTATCAAAACTTACTCAATAACCAGTACACCTATGGCTTGAATGTCATGCAAATTGGTGACAACATTAGTCTTGGCGCTATTAAAACTGGTCTGCAATTGGATACTCAGCTTAACCAAGCTACTACCAATTTCTACACCAATTTGGCACAATTCTTAGCTGGTGGTGGAAGCGGTGGCGGTAGAACTATTACGATAGGTTAATGATGGCTGATACACAAGAAAAAGAAGTAGCAACACCAGCAGCGCCAACAACGCCAGATCCGATTAATTCGTCTATTGCTAAATACCCTTTTCTAAAAGCTCAACAAAAAGCTGGAGAAAAAGCAGTAGAAGCGAAAGTATTGGCTGAAACTGAGAAAGCTGGCGTTGAATTAGGCGAAAAGACTAAGGCGCTAGAGGATATCTCCGCTAAAGATAAAGCCAAGTATGAGGAAACTAAATCTCAGATGAAGGCTATTCCTGAGTTCAAACCGTCTGAAGAAAATGCGTTTGACTTTGGAGCTATTTTTAGCATGGTAGCTACGATGGGTGTTGCTTTAGGTGGTTCAGGCAAGCTCTCTGGTTTAAATGCTATGAACGCTATGTCAGGGATGCTCAAAGGATATCAGCAAGGTCGTAAGGACTTATTTGCTAAAGAACAAGCTATTTTTGATAAAGAAATGTCTAGTATTAAGGCAGCTAACGATGCTTTGATTAAAGATTTAGAGCAATATCAGAAGTTAAGTGCCACAGATAAAGAAGCAGCCATGTCTAAAGCAGCCATGATTGCAGCTAAAAACCCTGGCGTTATTAAGAGTTTGATTGAATCTGGTCGTGCAGATGTTGCCTTAGATGTTGCAAAATCCCTTACTAAATTGGAATCTGAAGCTATATTGAAGGCTATTAAAACTGGCGTTAGTGGTAAAGGCGCTGGAATGACTGACTACTTCCCTGGTATTTCATTTAGTGGCACGCCTTCTCAGAATGAGGACAAGCGTAACTCTATTAATGCTGGTGCGTTATCTTTGGCTACTGCTTCTGATCTCAAACAATACGCTAAAGAAAATCCTCAGTATCTTGGTAGGCAAGGTCAAATTGCCCAGAATGTGGACAGATATTACAAGTCTTGGCTTGATAGCGGTGGCACTGCGGATATTGAATCTATGCCAGATAACGGTCAACCAGCTCTTATTTTTGCTAAGAAGTATGCTGCTTACCTTGT